TAGATAAGATTTGTCCTATATACATCAATGACAACATGTTGTCAATAAGAAAACCCCCAGAGCCGAAACTCTGGGGGCACTACGGGAACTGTAAAGCTTGGGGGCTCTACAAAGCTCTTTATATACGATTGTATGGGAAATGCAAGGTTAAAGTAGGCAAAAAAGATGTTTTAATGCAAATAATTATGTGTAAAATTTTAAAAGATGTACAAAGCAGTGGAAGCAGGCAAGATCGGGGAGTTAGTCTGTATGGTCCGTCTCATGAAGATGGATGTGGCCTGCGAGATCGTGCACATGGATACTACCGACATCGTAGCTCAGACAGAACACGGGCTCATCCGGATCCAAGTAAAATCCAGTCAGTTTAAAAGACACGGCAATAAAAACGGTTACCAGTTCTCGCTGGCATACGGTAGCAACAAAAGACCGCTGACTAGGGGTCATTGCGATTTAATAGCGTTTGTGGCGATAGACCGGGAACGGGTTTTATTTAAACCAGTAGAATGTTTAAAGGGGCAGTTAACCAAAAGGTTTCTGCCCCAAAAGTTTGATAGAGATGATGTAGAAATAAAGTCGTGGAACCACTGCATGGATCATTTGTATTCGTAGATTGCTGCCTCTATTTCTTCATCTGACATGTTATCGAAATCCAGATCCGCGAACCGCGGTTTTTGTTTCGGCTTCCTATATTTAACCACAGGTGGTTTAGGGGCCGTGGGCCGCGGTTCGTTGACCTTGCTCTCCAGTATTTCAAGTGTGCTATATTTATGACTGCACGTTAGGCATCTCCGGTTACGCCGGATTGTATCGCCTTTGGGTCTACTGTTATAGACCTTGCTCTTTGACTGACACTTCGGGCAAATCACATTGCTCTCCCTGACAACATTCATTGATGTAAAGCTTACACACGGCGCATTGAATATGGCCGTGCACTTCGACTGCTGGTAAACCGGTGTGGCACCGAGGGCACTGGTTATTGCGTAACAACTCAGCTATCTTCCCCGGTGCTCCCATCGTCTTCATCATCAATCTCTCCTACGCCGCCGCATAACTCGCAATCCATTAACTGGTCTTCAAGCCATCCGCCGCGCCACGACATTGGGGCCGGGACAGCTACCTCATATTCACATTGTCCCAGCCCACCGCATTCCGGGCAAGTTTTCATTTTACCACGCGCAGTTTATTTTTTTTCTTCCGATACCACTCTTTCTGGTACTTACGGATGCGAGATTTATTATTGGCCCGCCAGTCCGCTTTGGCGCAGCTAGTCGAGCAGAACTTGCGTTGCTTGCCCACCAGCGGATCGTGGCACACGATACACTGACTACCGTTTTCGTCTTCGCCTTCTGGAGTGAAGATGATATCAAGCTCTTCGCTCTCTTCCATCTCATCCAGTTTAGCTTCCAACAAAAGGCCGTAGGCCGCGAGTCGTTTCATAGAATTGGTAGGCGACATACCGTGGTTTTCAACATCCTCAAGCACATTGCCTATGGTTTGAATTAAGCTTCTTGAAATATCCATTTATTTCTCCCGTTACTGTGTAAGACTTATCCCATACCACCTATAAAAAAATAGGTCAACAAAAATCTACATGTTGTTACGTTAGATAGTTTTTTTATACACGTCCCACATGATGCGAAGCTGGCCACTGATGGTCCGGCCTTCACGTTTTGCGAGTTTTTTAATCTGTTCGTACACCTCAATCGGCACGAGAACGGATTTCCACTTGGTTATGTCCATATTTAGCTCCTTCTGTAAGCGAATATATAGGACAACATGTTAAAATACAATAAAAAAAGACCCCGCCGAAGCGAGGTCAGTTAGGGAGGATCTTAATGAATAAGCCTATTCGGCTTCTCCCCAGCTAGGACCGATCTCGACATCGCACTTGCTAGGGATTTCTAACGGTACAGCATTTTCCATGATGTTGGCAATACCCTCTGCATCTTCACGGTCTTTTACAGACATGGCTATTTCGTCATGGATCTGCACCAGCGGTATGCGCCCGGTCTCATATATATTTACCATAGCCTGCTTTGTCATATCTGCGGCAGACGCTTGGATAAGCCTGTTCAGTGCTTTGTATGTATATGCCCGCCTCAGACGGGTGGTAGGGCCATACTCTTGCACGGCTTGGTGGTAAGGCAGTGCTTTGTTCATGGCAAAGGCGTCGGGCTCCCAAAGCTCAAAGCGGCACTTGCGGCCCAGCAGAGAGCGCACAGAGCCTTTGGATTTTCTAGAGTTTAAATGGTTCTGCACCCCGGTCATCAGACCTTTAACGAAGGGGACGCGGCCGTGATACTGCTTGACCAGATCTTTAGCTTCATCTGTTTCGATGCCAAGCTGGTCAGATAGCTTGTTCACGCCCATTCCGTACATCATGCCAAGGTTAATCGTCTTCGCTTGCTTGCGCGGGATGTCCGCCATTTCTGCAACCATCGTATGAAAATCCATATCAGGATCATGTCTATAAGCATTTACAAATTCCTCCACGCCCGCCATGTTGATGCCGCGAGATCTATTGAATAAGTGAGCAAAGTGAACCAAGATCCGTGGTTCCTGTTGCGAGAAGTCAATAGCCGCCCACTGCTCACCTTCTTCCGGCAGAAACAAGCTGCGTATCATCGGACCCAGTTCAGGGTCGCGGGCCGGGATCTGTTGTAGGTTCGGCGAGTTCATTGATATGCGGCCGGATACCGTCCCACCATCGTCTGATCTAATCTGGTTGATGTGTGAGTGAATACGGCCATCAGAGTGGCAATGCTTCATGATAGTGTTAATGAACGTGCCGCTGGTCTTGTTCAGATTACGCGCTTCGACAATTAACTGAGCCAGTTCATGCGGATGATCCGTAAGAAACGACTTCGTAAAAGAGGGCGTACCCTTCTCGGTTTTTGCGTAAGGTATATCCAGCGCATCAAATGCTTTAGCAATAGATGCAGCCGCCCATAGCTCTACGTCCATACCCGCCACACGCTTAATATTTTTTAAAACTTCTTTCTCGCGCTTGATTAAGTCGTTGCGAGTACGCTCCACCCGATCTTGGTCAACGCGAACACCACGCCATGTCATGTCAATTAGGCACGGGAGCAGCTTTAGTTCTAGCTCTGCGACTTGCCACAGGTCTTCTTTTGTAAGCTGAGTGGACAGATAGTTCCAAAGATCCAAAGTAATTACAGCATCGTTCTGTGCATATGGCCCGACATACATAGCGGGCATCTTCCACATCTCTGCTTTAGCGTCGAGGCCAAACTCTCTGGCGGCTTCTTGTAGTTCTTTTTCTGTCTTAACTTTGCCTAGCATCTCGTAACACAGGCTGTTCAAGCTGTAGCTGAACCTGTTTTCGTCTAGCAGTGCAGCTATCAGCATTGTGTCTATGATCTTACCATTTATGGTAAAGCCCATGCGGCGTATCCAGCCTGCATCGTATTGAGCATTGTGCATGATCTTATCAGCCGGGCACTCAAATACTTTTTTCAGCCACTTGTTGACAATGCGCTCATCTAAGTTGCCGCCGCCGAGATGTCGAATAGGTATATACCCGGACCAGTCTGCTACAGCTATAGCATACCCCACCACTTCGCCGTCGCCTGTTGGCCAGCCGGGGCCGTTGGACTTGATGTTGGGGTCGCGGGTTTCCACGTCGATGGCGATTTGTTTTGCACCTGTAATATCAGGCAACTCCGCGGGCGGAACCCACTCACTCTTTGGTGCCCACATTGTCATCTGTAAAGACATGCTATCTCCTGTAGCAGATTGTGACCATCTCATCGCCCTGTTTAAGGACGATCCAGCCTTGGTCTAGATAGGCGTCAAGCTGTTCCGGTCGTATGAACCGGATTAACATTTCAGCCTTGCTTTTACGTTTATTCTTCGCCACCCAAAGCCCCATATCCGCAGATGTCTACCCAGCTATCTTCATGTTCTGGCGTCACTATTAGACGTGCCAACTTAACGGCAACCATACACTGATAAACCTGAGAAACGGAGACATCCTTGTCTAAAATAACAGACCATATCTTTGCTATACGCTCATGGTTTTCGTAAGCGTCGCCATATGCTTTGGCCCGTGAGCCGTTGACTAGGCTCTCTGCTTTGTTAAGTATTTCTTCCCGCTTCATTATCTAAATCCCTATAAAAGTGTGGTTCTACTACGCAGCCTTTAAAATCTTTTTGTCCCGGACGATTCATACAATTCTCACAAATATCCCCGTCCTCAATAGAAGATATCTTGTTGTAATAAGTCTTCCACCTATAACCACACACGTCACATAGATAAACAGCTTCGTATTTCATATCGGATAAGCCTGTGTACTATCTTGAGGTTCAACTAAAAAAAGATTTTGCTTGGTTCTTGTTATACCGACATAAAACACCCGGTGCAAATCGTCCGGGCTGGTTTCAGATGCCTTTACTGCCGCGGGTGACACCCCGGTAAACAGAACCACGTTGTCCGCCTCGCCACCCTTAGATCCGTGGATCGTGGACAGATGTATACGAGGCTCTGCATTGAACTTCTCGCCACGACGCAACAGAGCGGTTATGTAAGCGCGGTCTGCGCTCGGTAACTTGTCCATCGCAGTGTGCCAAAGCATGTCTCGTATGGACGTGACCAGATCCACGGTCTCTATCAGGCCGTTGTCCGCGATCAGTTCATCAAGCGTTACCATCTCATCATCCGCCAGTGCCGGTAATTTTTTAAATCCGCGCTTGACTCTTTCCCCGACTGACATATAACTGTACACGGTTCGTGCAGTCCTGCCCGTAACTTGTTTACCCTTTCTAAGCTGCTCCCAGCCATTAACGGCATCACTAAGAGCTTCCGATATGGACCGTCTACCGCGGTAGCTAAACAGATGGCCCCGGCTTTTTAGTTCTTGTGTGATATCGTTTAGAAAGTATGCGGCTTGGGCTAGCACGAGCCACGAACCCTCCGAATAATTTATCATGCTTGGATCCGCCAGTCGCTCGACATGGCCGACATCTTGCTTCGGCAGATACTTCTTCACTACTCGGCGTTCTATTCGATTAGCCACGCGCTCGGCTAGCTTGTGCACAGAGGCAGGCACCCGATATGACTGCTCTAGTACCTCGTATCCGCCGTTTAGGCCAATAAAGTGTTCGACATCTGCACCCGCCCAGCGGTATATGGCTTGGTCGTCGTCTCCGGCAGCGTAGATCTTTTCGGAGTGCTTTTCTAAAGCATGAGCCACGTCCCATTGTAGGGGCGACAAATCTTGCGCTTCGTCAATGAAGGTTAGGGCAAGGCGTGGACAAAACCCCGCCGCCTCTTTTACAAACACTTCCAGCATGTCTGTAAAGTCGTAAACCTCAAAACGGTTTTTATATTCTATGAGGCTATCAGAAATATATTTTACTTTGTTCCACGGCTCATCAGTACGCATCTGGTCGTACTGGTCACGCAGATCTACCTTACGGAGCCTAGCTAGGTTTATTATGCTGATGACAGGGTTGTTGTTTTTACTAAGGTCGAACACATCTTCACCGGTGTGCTCCACGTTTAGATCAAAGCCGAGGGCCGCGCCCAGTTCTTTGTAGTGCGTGGGCTGCATTACCTGTTCCTGACGTATACCAGATAGGCGTAGGGCAAAGCTGTGAAGGGTTCGGAACCACGGTAGCTGGGACTTATCTAAATGAAACCGGGTGCAAGCCCGTTCTATAGCCTCATTAGCCGCTTGCCGGGTAAACGCAAAGTAACCTATATGCGCTGGGTCTACGCCAGCCGATAAGGCTTCGTCAACTTTGTTGAGTAGTGTGGTAGTCTTACCCGTGCCCGGTGGACCGTAAATACGAAAGATTTTAGTTTCCATTAGACATCTATCTCATAGCCGAGGTTATTAATTTTAGATTGTATTTCTCCAGCCGTTACACGCCCTAAGTTTGGTATACGACGAATGTCATTGTGCTTAACGTACTCGACAAAGACAGCTATGGGCATTGGCGTCAGGTTGTCGTTATACAGGCAGTTGTATGTCTTGCGAGTCCACGGGATATCCTGAACTAGTACGGGTGGTTCAGGAAACTTTATCTCTTGGCGCTCCCCCATCCCCCTAACTATCTGGCGCACTCTTTCGCGGCTAATTTCATGCTTGTCTGCAATAGCTTGAAGCGTCCGCTTTTCTAAAACGCGCTCACGATAAATACTTTGATTTCTAGTTTCCATGTTCTTCGTCCGAAACATCTTCGATGTTGTTCATCAGCTTTACGAAGACGGGGGTCTCATCCCCAACCCACGCCCCGACTACGTTGAACCACATATAATCGACGGCTTCGTCGGGCTCCATTCGGTCACGCTCACATAGTATGGCTACGCATTTGTCAAAGTCGTAGGCTACGACATCGGGTTGTCCAGCCCGGTGACAGACGCCTAAAAAGGCGTCGTTAAATCCATCTGCTTTTAACATTAGAAGGGTGCCTCCTCTTGTCCTGCAAAGCTTGGTGCTTTTACTTCAATGTCCATTGCCTCATAAGACGGTATTTTCCATACCCGTACTGATCGTCCTTTTATTTTTAGGACGGTGCTTTCTCCGCCCATATCGCGTAAGCGCTGAGCGATTTTGTAGGGCTTATACTCAAAGAACTTGTTGCGTTTCAGATAAGCTTCAAAATCTTTCATACGGAAATATGTTATGTTCTGCTCTTCATCCGTCCACGGGCGCTTTAGTAATATTTCTTCCCGATCTTTTGCCTGTTGCATGTGAGCGCAGAACTCTTCTAAGTAATCGTAAAACTGGCCGCTTGTGCTAGCGTCTTCTGCCACGTCTATAATAGCGCTTTCGTTGTTTTTCATCTCAGTCATTAAGCTGCTGATACGAACTTCCCACGCCTGTTTACTTAATGTACGGGGCATAGTGTTAAGCTGTTCCATACACGCCTTTTGAAACGCGGGCTGACTCATTAAACCATCGGTGTCTAATTCTAGAGGCTCCCCGTTTACATCTACAAACCAGACTGGGGGGTTAGAGTCGTACTTACGCAAGTTAGCTATTGCTGCGTTTTGAATTAGTGCGCCAATACCGTGTTTCTTGGTCTGGCATAGCTCTTTGTTACAGTGCGCGTTGATGGGCGCATCTGAGCATCTATACGCATAATCTTTCTTCTGTAACTGCTTGGCCACGATGGTGACCTCGCTAAACGGTAGCGGGGGCTCAAGATACTGCATGTTATATGTCATGATCTCGGTTTCCCAGCTATCTGGGTACGCCTTGCGTAGATACACACCTATGTTAAACAGGCCGTTGTTCCTGCCGCCCTCACTGATCTTGTTCTTCAGCAAGAACTGCAAGCACGGCGGACCGTCACGCATAGGGGATGTTTCAGGCTCTTCTGATATTTGTAGCTTGATTACCTGTTCAGGTGTCTGCTTGTGCGTTTCATATAACTCAAAGAACTCATCAAGCTCGGCGCTTGTGCCATCGTCTTTAATAGCGTAACGCAGGCCCTCTTCCGCGTTGTAATACGGCAGGTTCAAAAAGTTACCTACGTCGTCGCGGTCAAGGTGCAGTTTAATTTGTTTTGGAAATATCTCACTGCCGCCATAACCAAGCGCAGCGGACATCTGTTTCAGTGCATCCTGCATTTCCTTTGCGTCTACCCAGTCCGTGGTAAACAGGAAGCAATGCGCCCCGCCTGATTTAGATCGACAGACAACTAAGGGCAGCTTGAGCTTACGGATCTTCTCGACAAGAACCTGATGGTCAAGAGGATACTGATCAACGTCGATACAGCCCCAGACACACTGGTTGTTTTCGTTGATAGGTATGATACCGATAGCCCGGCCTGTACCAGCGAGATGCCCTTCCCACAGTTCCGTGGTCCGCGGTTCGCGCACAATGGATGCTCGCCCGGTGTTCTTCCCGTTAGCTTGCTGCTTTTCAATTTTATATGTGCCATAGGCCAATTGCAGGCCATTAAATATGGCGGAAAACTTTTCTACAGACATGTTGCCCCCAAAAGCAAGGAAGGGACGGCGTCAGTTAATACCTAAACGCCGCCCCAACTGTTTAGAACGGTACTTCGTCGGAGAAATCGTCCCCGCCGGAGTTTTCGTCCTGATGCTTCACGACAACATCGCCTTCAGTAATGCTCTTCGCAAAATCCTTTGCGCGGTTGTAGATGCCGAGGTCTTGTACAGGACCTACCCGGCTCATTTCCCAACCGTGCCAGCTACCTTTACTGTTCTCCTCACTGTTTGTCTTGAGGTGGTAAATGTGGCTGTAACGTGGCGGGGTGAACGGACCGTTCTTACCCTGCATAGTCAGCGAAGAGATCATGCTGTTCCATTTCCGTGACTTCTTCAATTGTGTCACCTTCATGGCAATCAGCGCAGACTCAGCCGACCCGTCATCGTGCAAGACAATTACAAAGTGCTGGTGTGTCTCTTCGATGTACTGACCAGAACCGTCGGTGACGTACTCACGATTATCGCTTGGGTCACGCTTGGTCTCCGGTTTCTGTTCCCCCGGCGCATAAATAGCCACGGGAGCGCCCGTTCCTTCGCCCAGTGGTGCCCACTGAATGAAGCGCCGCTGGTAAGCTACCGGAATGACGTTGATGCCTTCCTTGCCTTTATAAACGGCTCCTGACACGGTGTTGTAGATGTCACCTTTACGGGCATCTTCCAGAGTATCTAGCTCTTTACTCATACCGCCAAGGATCTTTAGGAAAGGAAGAGCGAGGTCATCCTGACCCATATTCTCAAGGCCGTCTCCAGCGTCAGCCTCAAACATGCTTGGGTCAAACTGAATGATTTCAGCGCTTTCTTTTTCGACAATATCTGTTTTCTTTTCAGCCATCTTATTTGCTCCTTTTGATGATAGCTCGTTGTCCGACATAGGCTCCGAATAACTCCATTGGGAAGTCGTCACCATTCTCAACACGTTCCTTGACAAAGGCACGAAGCGTCTGTGGATGGATATCCGTCTTTTGCTCCGCAAAGTAGCCTTCTTTTTCCGCAATGGCTTTGAACGCTGACGCTTTGTCGTCTTCGCCTCGGCCAAACGTACATGCAACCGTGTTTTTAATGATGTCGTCATACCCATTATCCCGTAACCAATCATAAGCTTTCGGTTTATTGTCCACGAGGATGGATGCCCCGTATGTCGGCTTGACTGAGATCTGAGAACCATCATCAAGCGACATGCTAGTCAAACCGATTTCGGCTAGCATGGTAGGCAAGTCTTCATCAGTCATTTTAAGCAAAGCCTTTTTCTCTGCCTTGAGCTTCTGCTCTAGGTCAGCGACTTCTGCCTCTTTGTCTCTGATTGCTCTTGCCATTCCGGCGACTGTAGTCAAGTCACCTTGATCCAGTTTTTCAACTGAGGAAGCTAGGTTGGACTCAAAGTCCGCTTCCATTTGGTCAAATATATTGCTCATCGCAATCTCCTTTTTTGAAAGACACGTTTCCGGTCTTGACACATGCCTATATAATCGTATATAAGCTCATAGACAAGGAGAAAAAACATGCGGGAATATAAATTTAAAACGACACCATATAAGCATCAGTTGAAGGCCCTGACAGATTCGTGGGCCGCGGAGTACTATGCGCTGTTCATGGAAATGGGAACAGGCAAGTCAAAGGTAGCCATTGACACTATCGGCGCGTTATATGGGGCCGGTGAGATAAGCGCGGCGTTAATCCTAGCGCCTAAAGGCGTGTATGACAACTGGGTACAGGGTGAAATACCTACGCACTTGCCGGATGACATAAAAC